GTATTAGTCAGGCAGTAGCCCGGTTTAAGTCGTTATATGTATACTATATCCTTACCATTTTGTAGAACAGGTTGACCTTGAACTTGTAATCCGTGAACCGAGACGACAGACTTATAGGCAAACTCAGGGTTCTTCAACTCTCTGACTTGTAAGTCTGTAACGATATGAGAAACAATCCACTTATAGGACTTTTCATCGCTCATGTAAACTATTTGACATATCATAGGTGCACAGATCGAGTCTGCATTAGGACCTAGTTTGGCAAAGACCTCTTGGAGAGGAGCTCTATCTGCGGTAGCGGCGGCGGCATTGACACCGGGAACTTTAGCCACAAACATACGGAGCATCTCCTTAAGGAGCTTGTGAGCAGTTCTATTGGGGCCTGCATCACATAGGAGGCCGAAAGTTTTGAGATAGCCCATGACATGTACGTCAAAGTTCTTCTCTACTAAACGTCCTTCTTTACCAAGAAAACCAAATGCGTCTGTACCACATTTCGTGGCGTAGGCTTCTGTCTTTCTCCATGGGAGTATAAAGGTATAATCTTCGTTATCAGGATGTAAGGGTTGATATCTATCATTGTATTTCACCCAATATCGTTGTAGTATGTGTATTCCTGATGATAAAATTTCATCATTTCTAATATGAGTAAAAAATCTATTTTTGTGCTTTCTGGTAGGCATAAATTGTTGAGTGTCTGACCCCTTAACAGTTAGCCCTATGACTTGTAATTCATCAGCCAGTTTTTGAGGGTATGCATCGTTTCCGAAGACGTCAACTCTTTCCACACGGACTTTGAGTACCATGTCGTCCCCGTACGCGACCATACGGACCTCCTCAAACACCTTTTTTGGATGTATTTTATTATCCAAGTAAAGCTTCATTACTGCCATATAAGTGCTATAAACCGTCATAAGGGTAGCTATATGAGATGTACCTAACCATCCGCTAGCCATAATACCTAATACCATATAATAATATCCTGAGAACCACTCAACGGTTTTTGCG